AACTTGCGACTAATCCCTACAATCAAGACCTGATTGATAGGAAAGAAGAACTTCTCGGATTACAAAGAGATAGCATTCTTGCTGCGGAAGATGAAAAGCAAGCAATGATTGACCTCGTTAAAGAGGGTATAGACGCTCAATGTGATGCAATGAAAGACCTCATTGACAAGTATAAAGAGGCTCTTGATTCTGCAAAAGACTTGTATGATTATCAGAACAAGGTTTCCGATATTACACAAGAAATCGGCACGTTGCAAAAGCAAATCATTGCTTATGAGAATGATACTTCGGAAGAAGCAAAGGCTCAAATTCAGCAATTAAAGGTTGACCTTCAGAAAGCACAAGAAGAACTTCAAGAGACTGAATATGACCAGTTCATAGCAGACCAAAAGAAACTTCTTGACCGTTTGTATAACGATTACGAGCAAATTCTTAATCAGAGACTTGATGATGTTGATACTTTAATTTCCGATTGTATTGCTTCAATCAATGATGGCGCAACTGAAATTCAAGGAACACTCGGTTCTCTCGGAACTACGCTTTCTTCCAATATGTCTACCATTTGGAATACGGCTGGCGGAGTCGGAACAGTAGTATCTACATTCAATGATGATTTCGATACAAAGATGACTACCGTTGGTACTACTCTTGGAAATATTGAAACCTTGGTTTCTAATATTAAGACGAATAGTACAAACAATAGCACAGTTACAACAAATCCAGACAACTCTGGCGGAGCAACTAATCCAACAGAACCAACAGAATCAGAAGTTCCAAATTCTACCCAGCCTGAAATTCCAGCACACACTTATTCTGGAACAGAAATGCCCACGGCAATAAGACCATATACAACTATCCAAGATTATAGAAATGCCATTCAGGGTCTTACGAATGATATGATTGCTGATAACAAAGCAAATGGCAGAGAAGAATACTTCTATGTATCATCTCAACAGTGGCAAGCACGTTCACGTGCGGCAATGTCAACGGATAACATTGAAACTGCAAAATCAGCGTATGAGTGGTTAAAGGGATATTATGAGTCTATTACTGGAAAAGCAGCGAGATATAAGGAAGGCGGTCTTGTTGATTATACAGGTCTTGCGTGGGTTGACGGAGTAAAATCTAAACCCGAAGCATTCCTTGATGCCGAAGATACTCAAAACATTGCTTCCCTTCGTGATATGCTTCGTGCTTTGGCAAGTGACAGCATTGGTGTTAGTAATCCTCTTTACTCTATGTTCGAGCCGATTACATATCAAGGTAAAGTGCCTGGATTAGAGGACAAGATTTCAAGTCTCTCAAAGCATACCGAAACAATCAATGTTGAAAATCATTTTGAAATCACAATCCCGATTGATAAGGTAGAAGATTATAACGACTTCGTGACAAAACTTCAATCCGACCCGAAATTCGAGAAAATGATTGAGGCTATGACATTAGGTAGACTTAAAGGCGGAAGTCCACTTGCAAAGTACAACTATAAATGGAAATAAAAAGAGGGATGGCTTTACAGTCATCTCTCTTTGCGTATAACGAAAGGAGGTATCAGTATGTACGCAACAGATTTTGAATACGATGGCAGATGGTTAAGCGACTATAACTGTATCGTTTGTGATTTTGAAGATTCTTCTGGAACAAAAGTTGCCAGTGCTGGTTCTTCTATCACATTTAATAAAATTACACGAGATTACGGAAAAAAGAATTCTCTTTCCGGAATTCAATACGACCAATGTATTACTGCAACATTTGATATTTGTAAAAATCCAGAAGTTATAGATAACGAGGACTTGCCCTTTACATCTGACGAATGTAGAGACATTATGCGTTGGTTAAATCGTGGTAAATTCTATAAGTTTAGGGTTTTGTATGACGATGTTGATATTGATACTTTCTTCTTCAATGCAAGTTTCAATATTGAGAAAATCAAAATTGCTGAACAAGTCTATGGATTTAGGCTTACTATGGAAACGGACAAACCATATGCTTATGGGGAAACCGAAAAATATACTTTCGACATTAAGAGAACGCATTTACTTAAAACATTCAATGTTAAAGATGTGTCCGATGATGTCGGAGACACTTACCCGAATTTTGAAATTACTTGTAGTGCAAGCGGAGACCTTACTATCACAAACACTACAATGGGAATTTCTACATATATAAAGAACTGCACAATGGGAGAAGTGATAAAGATTGACGGAGAAAATATGATAATCGAAACATCTCTTTCAAGAAACATTTTGAATGATTTTAATTTCGTTTTTCCGCAAATCACAAATTCGCTCGATAATATTTCAAACGGATTCACTTTCTCATTGCCTTGTGTGGTTACTATTTCTTATGACCCAATTATCAAAGAAACATTCTAAAAGAAAGGAGGTACAATAAATGAGATTATCATTTAATTCTTTGCATAATCCGAGACCATTTACTCTCGTACTTGCAAGGAAAGATGGTACAAAACTTGGAACGTTGCCGGCACACCACTTGAAAGTACACGGAGAAATGAATGCTCCTTGGTCGGTTGAGTTTTCTGTTTATAAAGTAAACAACAATCACACATTGAGAATTTGGAATGAAATCCAAGATTGTAAACTTATGTGGATTAAGGAACTCGACTTGTGGTATGAAATCCATGTTCAAACAAGTGACGGAAATGTATGTGTTAAAAGCGTTACCGCAACTTCTCTTGCAGAAGATGAACTGTCGCAAACGAATGTTTATAAAATGGAAATCAATACGGAAACCGACATTAAGAGAGACGATTATTCTCCAACTGTATTTTACGATTCCGCAGATGCATCTCGTTCTTTGCTTGATAGATTATTGGCTAAAACCCCGCATTATAGAATTGTTTCAGTTCCAGTAAGTTTAAGAACAATCCAAAGGTCTTTTTCATTTGACGGAAACACAATTTATGATGCTCTGCAAGATGTAGCGAAAGAACTTGAATGTTATATTGACTTCTCTGTTCATTCTAATGCTGAAGGCAAACCTGACCGAGCAATTAGAGTTTACGACTTAAAATCATATTGTTTAGAGTGTCGTTCTCGTGGAGAGTTTGAGAAGGTTTGTAGCGAGTGCGGAAGTGAAAATGTTTTAGCACCATATGGCGTGGATATGGGGATTTTTGTGTCAAAGCACAATTTGACGGATGAAGTTGCATTCGAGACTAATAAGGACGCTATTAAAAACTGTTTCAAATTGGAAGCAGGAGACGAGTTGATGACCGCAACGGCTATCAACTGTAATCCAAATGGAAGTTCTTATTTGTGGTATATTCCGCAATTTATGAAAGATGATATGCCGCAAGAATTAGTTGAGAAAATTGCATCTTATGACGAACTCAACCTTTATTATCAAGATGAACACGTTGTATCTCCAACCGAGGATTTAAGAACATCTTATAATGCACTTGTAACAAAGTATTTGGGATATAAGCCAGAACTTGTAGCATTGCCTGAAAGAATCGTTGGCTTTCCTGCTCTTATGGAAAATTATTATCACACCATTGATTTTAATTTGCTTTTACAGAGCAAGTTAATGCCGACAATCGAAACCGTTGGAACAACCGCTGCGGAACAGGCTGCAAAATTGACCGCCGCAAAAATTTCTCCTGTTGCCGTTTATTCTATTGATTACGCTTCCGGTGCAACGGTAAATAGTGCCGTTCTTGCTATGGCAAAAGCACAAGTCGATTATCGTTATCAAGTAAGAATACTTGGAGAGCCGACCTACTCCAATAAGGTTTGGACTGGTTGTTTTACTGTGACTAATTATCATGACGAAGAAGATACTGCAACGAGTAGCACAATCTCGGTAACTATTACCGACAACTACGAAAGTTATGTGCAACAGATGCTCGATAAATCTCTTGCGAATAACACAAATACCGCAACCGACATTGTAACATTGTTTGGAATGTCGGATAGCAATTTTAAGAATGAACTGAAAAAGTATTCTCTGAATAGACTTCAAGCATTCTATGATAGTTGCCAAGCGTGTATTAACATTCTTATTGAGCAAGGCTGCGGAAGTAATACCACTTGGGTGGAATCTGACCAAGACTTATATGTGGATTTATATGTTCCTTATCAAAACAAGTTGGGATATATTAGTTCAGAAATCGGTTTGAGAGAGTCAGAGATTGCAACAATCGGAAGTGTTCAAGATGAGATAATTGACAACCGCAATGCTATTCAAAATGCTTTGAATTTTGAGACTTATCTTGGAACTGACTTGTGGCACACATTTATTGCCTATCGTAGAGAAGATACATATTCAAATCCGAATTACATTTCCGATGGCTTAAATAATGCCCAGTTGTTCGAGAGAGCAAAACAGTTTGTTGAACTCGCAAAGTCCGATTTATATAAGTCGGCAAATTTGCAACACACAATTAGTTCTACATTAAAGAACTTGCTCGTTATGAAAGAATTCGACAAGTTACTTGACAACTTTGAACTTGGAAACTTTATTCATATCGAGTGTGATGGTAATATTTATAAAATCAGACTTTTATCATTCGATATTGACTTCGATAATTTGAATGATTTATCGGTGACTTTTTCTGACGTTAGAGAAATTCGAGATGACATTAAGGACATTCGAGATGTTCTTGACAATTCGAGAGCAATGGGTTCTACATACGACAATGTTAAAAATCAAGCGTCCAAAGGAAAAGATAGCAGAGATGAACTTGATGACTGGTCTACTCACGGATTGGCTCTTACCAATTTGAAAATCTTGAATAGTGCCGATAATCAAGATTATGTGTTTGACGAACACGGAATGCTGTTTAGAAAATACCAGCCTTTACTTGACAATTATAGTGACGAGCAGTTGAAGATTATCAACTCGACTATTGCGATTACAAGCGATAATTGGCAGACGGTAAGAACAGCAATCGGAAGTCACTACTATATTGACCCTCTTACAAAAGAGGTTACATATGGTTATGGTATCAATGGCGAAGTTCTTATCGGTAAAATTATTCTTGGTGAGCAATTAGGCATTTACAATTCTGGTTCAACGCTCCAATTCAATAGAAACGGATTAAATATCACCAATGGTTCTTATACCTTTATGGTAAGTCCGAATGACGAAACGAATCTTGTTAAGATTTTTAGCAGTTCGGAAAGCCTTTTTACTTTTACAAAGAGTGGAAACCTTTATATTAAAGGCGAGGTTGTTGCAACGAAGGGTGAAATTGGTGGTTGTAGCATTGTCAATGGCAAACTTACAATCGACTCTGCCCATATTACGAGTGGTACAATTGATACTGCACGAATTCCTACTCTTACGGCTGATAAGATTGACGCAACAAACTTAAAAGTTGCTGCGGCAAATGTAACTGGAAAACTCACGGCATCTCAAATTGATGTTAGTGGTGTGATTTCTGCGGGAAGCATAGCCGTTACTGGTGATATTCCTACTGACTCTGAAATTACTACGATAACCAATAATACAATCAAAACAACAACCGTTACCGCTGCCAATCTCAAAGTAAAAGCGGCTAATATCACTGGCACTCTTACTATTGGTCAACTTCCATCCACTGTTGCGGAGACAAGCGATATTCCGACAACCTCGGAGATTACGACCATTACAAATAATACAATCAAAACAACGACTGTAACTGCGGCTAACCTTATTGTTAAAGCCGCTAATATTAGTGGTACTTTGACCGCTTCACAAATTAACGCAAATGGTCTAAATGTAATTAACGGCTCATTTTCTGGTACACTCTCCGGTGGAACAATCATCGGTGGCGATTTGAAAATGCAAGGAGATAAAATTTGGCTTGAAACGATGGATAATGGTGAGTCTTTTAGAATTTGTGATTCCGAAAGACATAACTATTTTTACGTTGGACAAGGATTTTGTTATCTTGGAGGCTCGGCAAAAATTGCCAATGGTTCATACGAAAGCAATTCTCTCGAAATGGGAACAACCATTAGAAATACTACTGGATATAATACGTATTTTTCGTCATTTAGCGGTATGCTTGGCGGAACGTGGTATAGTGTTAGTGCAATCTCTGTTGTTTCTGACAAAAACAAGAAGAACACGATTAAAAACATTTCTAATTCGTATGATTTGTTCTTTGATAATTTACATCCGGTTACTTATAAATATAACGATGGTACATCAGATAGGTTGCATACTGGTTTTATAGCGCAAGACACAGAGCAGGCTTTGGTTTTAGCCGGATTAACAACAAAAGACTTTGCTGGTGTAGTTATAATGAATAGAGAGGATGGCACACAAAATTGGCATTTAAGATACCAAGAATTTATTTCACTCAACACTTGGCAAATCCAACTTCTCAAACCACGTGTCGCTACGCTTGAAGAAAAAGTTGAAGCACTCGAAAAAGAAAACACAGAATTGAAAGAGCAACTTTCAAAATTATTAAATCAATAAAGGAGAGATAAAGAAATGAAATTATTTGAAATTATGAGAGCAAGAATGACCGTTGCAATGCTCTACAAGGAAAAAGTTGCCGGCAAACTTGCATATAAGTTCTTGAAATTCCTCTCTGCAACCGAAACTGACGAAAAGTTTTATAAAGAGAAATTGCAAGAAATCATTGAAAAGTATGGCGAAAAAGATGAGAAAGGAAATTTCATTGAAACGGAAACAGGTATTCAAATCCAAAAAGAATACCGTGATGATTGCCATAAAGCAATCGTTGAACTCGAATCCACAGAAGTAGACAAGCCTTCCCTCTCAATCACCTATGATGAGTTGGAAGATATTAAAATCTCTACTGAAGGTATGACTTCCCTTTTCGCTTTTATCCAAGAATGAAAGAGAGATAATATGAAGCATTATGTATATGTTTATTTGAATAATGGAACACCAAGATATGTTGGAAGAACAAACGATTTAATTCGCAGACATAACGAACATATTAAAAATGATTTCTCATGGATGAAATATTGTGATGAGATTGAATGCTATATCCTTGATAGTGAATATATTGCATCTAAACTCGAAACACATCTTATCAACAAGTATTGGGATTATGGTATTAAAAATATACAGAGATACGCTGTTGATTATACTTTTAGATTACAGCAAAGCGATGTATATTGTAAAGGAATCATTAAAATAGAAAATCTGAACCGTGTAGATTTATATAATATTTATGAAAGCGTAAATGAATTGTATAAAAATTTGCGTGATTGCAGATATTCTGAAAGGGAATTTTTCTATTGTTTACGTGAAATATATAAAAATAAATAAACGAATTTGAGAGTTTGAATGCTTATTCCCCCTTTATTAAAGAAGAATAAAGCGTTAGGTGATTTAGGTAAATCACTCACGCCAACAACGGAGGATTACCTATGAAAGACATTGTATCAATCGGAGACTTTCTTTCAGAATACACTTTTGCCGAGTTTTTGGTATTTGCGTTGATTTTCATTTTGGCAATCAAAGAAGGATTTAACTTTGTTGATTGGGTAAAAGCAAAGGTTCGCAAATCCACAAACAAGGCAATAGAAGAAAAGAAAGAACACGATAAGATAGAAGAAGAAATTGAAGATTTGAACAAGTTCTATGACGAAAAGGAAGTCGTTGACAAGGGATTTGCAGAAGCGGAAAGTAGATTTAAGAAAATTGAAGAATCTATTGAAATGCTGATTGAATCAGATAAAGAGGACATCAAGGCATTTATCACCCTCCAGCATCACAAATTTGTGTATGAGCAGGAATGGATAGATGACTACTCTATGGAATGTCTTGAAAAACGATTTGCTATTTACGAAAGAGAACACGGAAATTCATTCGTGCTTGGTCTTATGAATGAACTTCGTGCTTTGCCAAAACGCCCGCCTCGTGAGGTCGAGCATAGATATATTGGCACTGCCGAGTACATAAAGAAAGCGAATGAATAAAACCATTATTTTATTAACCATTTTGGGCAATTAAATCAGTAAGATACTATTGACCATACAACAATTATATTACATAAGAGAAGTATTTACTATTTCTCTTATGTAATTACCACAAGGTAGAAAAATAAACGAAGGGTGAAAATCTAATATGAAAAACATTATATGTTATGATTCTGGCGGTAATCAAATCACCGCTCTTGCCCAATGGGATAGAGATGTTTCTATTTATCTTCAAGAGACATTTATCGCAGAATCCCATAAAATACATTTTTTTAATAATTCAGAAGAAGTCGCCTATGTAGTTGAAAGTACATATAATGATGGAATATTAACTGCAAAAATCCCGAATATTCTCTTAACACAGCCATATGAGATAATTGGTTATGTATTTGATGAAACGGAAAATGGCGGAGGAAGGAGCATTGCTCGTTTTAGAGTAAATGTTAGGGCAAGACCACAACCATCCGATACAATTTATGATAGCACAAATGATTACATTTCGTACTATGAGATTTTAGAGAATTGTCAAACTTTTGCAACTGCGGAAGCAGCCAGAGTGACAGCAGAAGAAGCGAGGGTTGCCGCAGAGGAATTACGAGTTGCTTCTGAAAATACCAGAGATGCATCAGAGACAACAAGAATAAATAACGAGAATTCTCGTAAAGCCGAAGAAAATAAAAGAGTTGCTGCGGAAGCAAAAAGAGTAACTGATACTGCAAAAGCCATTTCAGATGCGGAAACTGCAACACAAAACGCAAACAATGCAACAGAGCAATTCAATCAATCCGCAGAAAGAATTGAAAATGCAATTATACAACTCGAAAACACAAACGAAACCGCAAGCGTAGATGCCGCAAGAGCAGAAGCGGCTGCTTTAAGAGCGGAAGCATCAGAAGATGCAGTTGAGGAAAAAGAGATTGTATTTGGTGCAAAAGTAGCATTAAAGGCAGACAATCTCTTTTTTAATACAGAAGATGGAAAACTCTATCTTATGTCTGAAGGCGAAATCATCGGTGATGGCGTAACCGTTGCCACGAGCGGTGGCGGGGGCGGAGGCGGTTCGTCCAACAATGCTGTATTAACTATGGCAAATGCAACAGGTTGGTTGTCAAATTCTATCGGTGAAAACGCAGAATGTCAAATCAAAGTTAATTGGAGTTCTATCGAAGATGGAGTTCCAACCGGTAACGGTGTTTTGACAGTCAAAGTTGGTGGTGCAACCAAGTTGACATCAAATGTTACGCAGGGTGAAGTAACAATCAATGTTACTCCATTCCTCTTGGTAGGAACGAACACCGTTAAAGTTACTATTTCCGATGCATATGGAAATAGCCGAACAATTAACTTTACCGTGTCTGTTGTCGCACTCTCGTTATCATCAACTTTTGATGCGAGTGTTGCACAAACCGGCGCAATTACATATACCTATGTTCCAAAAGGCAGTGTAAGCAAAACAATGCACTTTATTTTAGATGGAGAGGAACTTGGAACTGCTGTTGTTTCTACTTCCGGTAGACAGCAATCGTATATTATTCCCTCCCAAAGTCATGGCTCTCACAAATTTGAGGTTTACTTTACCGCAGAAATTGATGGGCAGCCTGTTGAATCTAATCACTTGCTTTATGACCTGATTTGTGTAAAGGCTGGCAATACAACGCCAATTATTGCAAGTGCATTTGATTTGACTACTATTAAACAATATGAAACTATCAATATTCCGTATATTGTTTACAATCCTGCGAGTATGACATCTTCTGTTACGCTCAAAGCGAATAATGTAGAGGTTGCACAGTTGACGGAAGTTGATAGAACGGAACACACATGGTCTTATCGAGCAGACGATGTAGGTTCTTTGAAACTGGAAATTATTTGTGGTGACACAAAGAAAACAATTTCTATGACTGTAACCGTAACAGAAATTGATGTTTCCGCAGAAACGGAAAATCTTGAATTGCACTTAACAAGTTATGGTAGAAATAATAATGAGGCTACACCCGCAACATGGTCTTATGGAGATGTAGAATGCTCGTTTAGCAACTACAACTGGAAAAGTGATGGTTGGCTTCTTGATGATGACGGAACAACTGTACACCGTGTTTCTGGTGATGCACGATTGACTATTCCTCTTAAAGTATTCGAGAACGACTTCCGTACAACAGGTAAAACCATTGAACTTGAATTTGCAACAAGAGATGTTCTTGATTATGATGCTATAATCTTGTCTTGTTTCTCTGGAAATAGAGGATTACAACTTACTGCACAAAAGGCACTCTTGAAATCCGGACAGACAGAGATTTTTACACAGTATAAGGAAAATGAGCATATCAGACTTACATTTGTTATTGAAAAGCAAGCAGAAAATAGGCTCATTTATATTTATCTTAATGGTATTATGAGTGGCGTTGCACAATATCCATCAGATGATGACTTCTCACAAGCAACTCCTGTCGATATTACTATTGGCTCAAACAACTGTACTATTGATATTTATACCATTCGTGTATATGACAACGACCTCACTCGTTATCAGGTTCTTGATAACTGGATTGCAGATACACAAGATATTACAGAGAAACTTAATCGTTATAGTAGAAACAATGTTTATGATTCTTATGGTTCTATTATTATTGAAAATCTCCCAAGTGATTTGCCTTATCTTGTTCTTCAAGCACCTATTCTTCCTCAAAGCAAGGGAGATAAAAAGACGGTTTCAGGTTATTATGTAGACCAAGAAAACGGAGATAATTCTTTCGAGTTTGAGAATGCAGAAGCCGATGTTCAGGGTACTTCATCCGCAGGTTATGCAAGAAAGAACTACAAGATTAAGTTCAAAAATGGTTTCGTAATGACAGTTGGAGAAACAACACAAGACGGTTACAAACTTCGTGCAGACAGTATTCCTACAAACACATTTACATTTAAGGCTGACGTTGCTTCTTCCGAAGGTGCTAACAATGTCGAGTTGGTTCGTTTATACAACGCAATTTGCCCTTACAAGACACCTCCCCAGGAAGTTAACAGCAAGGTAAGACAAGGTATTGATGGCTTCCCTATCGTTATTTTCCACGATGACGGAAATGGAGCAATGTTTGTTGGTAAGTATAACTTTAACCACGACAAAGGCACTCCGGAGATATTCGGTTTTGCTGAAGGTGATGAGTCTTGGGAAATTAGAAACAACACTTCAAATCGTGTATTGTTTAAGTCTGCCGACTTCTCGACAGATGATTGGAAAAACGACTTCGAGGCAAGATACCCCGAAGATAGTACATATGTTGCCAATCTCCAAGCGTTTATCGCATGGGTTGCATCTACTGACCAATCAACAGCAACGAATGCAAATCTTGAATCCGCAGTAACCTATGAAGATGTAGAATATACAAAAGATACAGCAGAATATAGATTGGCAAAATTCAAGGCTGAACTTGCCAACTATGCAGATGTCGATAGTACGGTGTTTTACTATCTCTTTACGGAAATTTTCTTGATGGTTGACTCACGAGCAAAGAACGCATTTCCCTCTAAATTTGGAGAGGACAAGTTCTGTTGGCTTCCTTACGATATGGATACTGCTATTGGTATCAACAACGAAGGTTCTCTTGCTTTCGGATATGAACTCGAAGATACCGACAAAACGGAAACCAACGCTGACGTATATAATGGTCAACAGTCCGTTCTTTGGATTAACCTCCGTCAAGCGTTTGGTGACGAAATTATGGAGATGTATCAGAATCTTCGTAAAGACAATAAAATTTCATATACAATCGTTGAGGATGCATATGAGCAACACCAGGCTAAATGGTGCGAGGCAATCTGGAATGAAGATGCTTACTACAAATATTTGCAGCCGTTGATTGATGACAACACAGCATCTTACCTCGGAATGTTGCAAGGTAGCAAATCCGAACAGCGTAAGTGGTGGCTGTATAATCGTTTTAGATATATAGATAGTAAGTATAATGCCGGAGATGCACTTACTGACTTTGTTACTTTAAGAGGTTATTCAAAGGCAGATATTACTGTTGAACCTTATGCGGATATTTACGCCACAATTAAGTATGGTTCTTATCTTGTTCAAGAAAGAGCATTAAGGGGAGACAGTTATACGTTGGCTTGCCCCCTTGATAGTCTTAACGATACAGAAATCTATATTTATTCCGCCTCACAGTTAAAGAGCATCGGAGATTTAAGTGGTCTTGAAGTTGGTTATGCTGATTTCTCTATGGCAACTAAACTTACATCTTTGAAACTCGGAGATTCTTCCTCTGATTATAGCAATACCAACTTGGAAGAATTGTATCTCGGAAACAATACTCTTTTGCACACATTAGATATTCGTAATTGTCCTAACTTAACACAGTCCGTTGATATTTCTGGTTGTAAAAATGTTGAGAATGTTTACTTCGATGGTACTTCCACGACAGGTGTTTCACTTCCCAATGGTGGTATTCTGAAAGTATTACATTTGCCTGGAACAATTACAAACCTGACATTGCTTAACCAAAAGGCATTAACGGAATTTGTACTGCCAAGTTATAACAATATCGAAACTTTGAGATTGGAAAACATTGGTAGTATTGTTGATGCACAGGCAATCTTGAATACGATGGCGGCTAATGGTCGTGTGCGTTTAATCGGTATTAACTGGTCGTTTGATGATGTAGAAGATGCTCTTGCCATTTATGACAAACTTGATACAATGAGAGGTTTGGACGAAAATGGTAATAACACAACAACCGCACAGATTTCTGGTAAGATTAGCGTTCCGACAATTACAAGCGCACAACTCGAATCCATGAAAACTCGTTATCCTGATATTACCGTTGAGTATGAAACCATCTACCATTCTGTTACTTATAAAGATTGGGATGGAACTGTATTGTACACAGAAATTCTTGTTGAAGGTTCTAATGCAACCGACCCTGTGACCTCTGGTAAAATTGATGCACCTGTCAGACCTAACACTGACGATGTTAGATATGTTTACACTGGTTGGGGTACTTTGCCCACAAATATTACTTCGAGCGTAGAACTTACTGCGAAGTATGCTGAAAGTTATGCTCTCCGCTTCTATAATGATACAACCATTATTACGACTGTATTTGTTAGTGCTGGAGGTAACGGAGTATATCAAGGAACTGAACCTACAAGAGAAAGCACTGCACAATATGATTATGCTTACACTGGTTGGGCATTAACTAATGGCGGAGAAGCAGATGCTAACGCACTGAATAATATCACCGCTCCGAGAAATGTATATGCCGCATACTCTGCTACTATTAGAAAGTACACTGTTAAGTTCTATAATGGTAACGCCCTTATGTATGAACAGCAGAATGTAGAGTACGGAACAAATGCAACCTATGGCTCTGAAACTGTACCTACAAAGGCAATGGACGCACAGTTTATTTATACATTTGATGGTTGGAGCAGAAGTAACAATAATGTTACTGATGATACGGCATTGCTTAATATTCAGGGCGATACAAATGTATATGCTACATTTACAACCGTTACTCGTGTTTACACGGTTAGATTCTACAACGGCGACACATTCTTGCAGGCTGTTGAGAATGTTCCTTATGGAGACACTGTTGAATACACCGGTGAAAGTCCTACCAAGGCGGCAGATGCACAATACATCTACACATTTAGCGGATGGAGCAAGACAAATGGTGGCATAGCAAACAATAACGATATGGTTGTTGTTGGTGAAACTAATCTCTTTGCTGCATATACAACAACAATTCAGACATATACCGTAACATTTAAGAACGGTAATGATATTCTTCAAACCGTTACGAATGTTCCTTATGGCGGAACTGCTAAATTTACAGGAACAACACCTACTCCCGATACAGAAGGATTTGTGTTTGCTGGTTGGTATCCTTCCAACACAAATATTAAGGGTGATACAATTTGCCAGCCTGTATTCGCAGACCCGAATGCGCTGAATGCAAAATCTTGGGCAGAGATTTCCGAACTGTCTAACGCTGGTACTGCGGCAAACTATTTTGCTGTCGGTGATGCAAAAGCGGTAACACTCGATGGTACTGTTGGTACTCTTGCGCTCGATAATGTAACACTTTATGTTTATATCCTTGGATTTAATCATAACGCTGATTATGAGGGCAATGGTATTACATTTGGATGTTTCAAAACTGCACAAACTGGTGGAAAAGATGTTGCTCTTTGTGATAGCAAGTATGGTAGCAACTCTACCGATGGCACAAAGTATTTCAATATGAACCACTGGGGAAATAGTAACCGAGGCGGATGGGCAGGATGCGATATGCGTTATGATATTCTTGGTTCTACTGACGTAGCACCTTCAGGATATGGTTCTTCTAAATCATCATCTACTGTTGGTTATGATGCGACTGAAACTTGTGCTACCAATCCTGTGGCTAATACGCTTATGGCTGCACTCCCCTCTGACTTGAGAGCCGTCATGAAACCTATGACCAAATATAGTGACAATAAGGGTGGTGGTTCAGGACACGTTGCTGACAATGTTACTGCCACTATTGATTACTTACCGTTGCTTGGAGAAATGGAAATTTTCGGAACTGGAAGTGGTTATAATAATAACTGCGAAGATACTTACCAGAAACAGTATGATTACTATGCTGCTGGTAATAGCAAGGTTAAATATAAGTACGACTCCAATGGTGTCGGCTCTGCTGTGATTTGGTGGGAGCGTTCTGCTATTTACAACGACTACAGCAATTTCTGCCGTGTCTACACGGGCGGCAGCGCCACCGGTAACCGCGCCTACATTGCCTATGGTCTGGCTCCGGCTTTCAAAGTCTAATCGCCATTCCAATCAAAGAAATCCACTCACGAAAGTGGGTGGGTTTCTTTAATACAATTCAAAAGGAGAAGATAAAGGATGTCAGTCCTTAAAATTCATCGGTCTGAAAGTAAAGCCGAATATATAAATACGGCAAATGAAATATTTGCCGAAACAATGCAATTTCTCACGAGACTATCTGCAAGATATTCTCGTCTATTATCGCCGGATGTTATGAGGTTGGCATCAGAAGTCCTTGATAATGCAGAAAAAGCAAACAGCATTTTTCCGTCTGATTCGGTTCGTATAGAATTACGTGAAAAGCATCTATTAGAAGCCAGAGCATCTTTAATGGCACTCGATGTGCATTTAGCACATTGTTATGAGATTATGATGTTAAACCCGCAAGGTTGCTTCTCTACCTTAAACGGCAAAGATGTACAAGCAAAAGATGCTGTTAAGAAACTTGAAAATATGGCGCAATCACTTGGAGAGAAGATTGATAAAGAAAATAATTATTTATCAAATGTTCTCAAAAGTGATAAAAACCGCCTAAAACAAAACTCCGCATCAAAACAAGAAGATGCGACAAATAGTGATTAAAATTTATTAAAATATAATAAATATGGGTGTGTCTCTGTAAAATGTTAGTCGTGTGTCGGCTCTGCTGTGAATTGGTGGGAGCGTTCTGCTAATTACAACAACAACAACAATTTCTGCAATGTCAACACGAACGGCAACGCCAACAATAACAACGCCAACAATGCCAATGGTCTGGCTCCGGATTTCACATCTTATTTTGGGTCAAACATAGTAAATTATTTGAATTAAAGACCTATGTGAAAGGAGAGATACTTCCCGGATTATTTAGTCCAAAACTACCTTTTGATGCCCTTGCACGAACGCTTCTTGCATAGTAGGAGGATATTGTGCTTAATCCTATTTTATGTGTAATGGCAAAGCAATTTAGCCGCACTCTATATTATAATTGTACGAAAGGTGAAAACTCTTTAATTATGAATAGTCAAGAAAGACATTTAGCAAGATATGAACGCCGAAAGGCAAAACGTGAACTAAAACGAAAAATGAGAAGTGATTCGATAGGCGGAATAGAAAACGCATTATCGTATGGTGAGTTATATAAAGCAGGAAAGAAATGCTGTAATGCAGTACGTTGGAAAAACAGTGTTCAAAGATTTGAAATGCACTTATTTTCCGGAACTGCGGTTAGAGTACAACAAATCCAATCTGGCAAATGGAAACCAAGTGCATATGTTCATTTCCTTTTGACAGAAAGAGGTAAAACAAGACCGATAGATGCTCCGAGAGTTCAAGATAGACAGGTACATAAGGCTTATACCAAGAATGTGCTTTTGCCGTTATATACTCCAAGTATGATATATAATAACGGTGCGAGTCTTGAAGGCAAAGGATTTGAATTTTCAAAAGAAATGTTGAAATCCGAATTAAGAAGCCATTATAGAAAATATGGTCGTAATGGAAGTATTATTCTGATGGATTTCAAACAATTCTTTCCCTCTGCTCCGCATTCGGAGATTTATAAACGGCATGACCACTTCATTTTTGATAACCAATTAAAAGTATTTGGCGATAGAATTGTCGGTTCAGTAAAGGGCGGAGTTGGTATGCCTCTTGGAGTAGAACCAAGCCAAGCAGAAATGATTGCTCTACCCTCTGCAATAGATAATTATATCAAGTGTCAATTATCATTAAAAGGTGCTGGTCATTATATGGACGATTATTATATAATCGTGCCGCCCGATAGAGATGCAAAAGAAATTATGGAGATAGTGCTAAATAAGGTCAATGCTATGGGATTGACAATAAGCACAAACAAATCAAAAATAATTCCTTTAACAAAACCATTTAGATATTGCAAGGCAAAATATATCCTTACAGAAACAGGAAAAGTAATTATCAACGGAAACAGAACATCAATGAAAAGAGCGAGAAGAAAAATCAAATCATTTAAGAATAGATTTGATAATGGTGAAATGTCGGCAGATGATTTATGGTGTTCAGTAAATGGTATGCTTGCATATTTTGAAAAATATAATGACCATAAAAAACTATTAAGACTCCGTAGGTTGTTCTACGCAATCTATGGATTTTCTTCCGAAAAGATTGAGAATTTTAGAAATAGAAAGAACAAGGAGAAAGAAATGAAATATATAGTACATAGACGATTCAAGGAAAAGGCTATTTGTGGTAATGTTAATTTACCATATGGCACAGAATGCGAGTCTGTAAATGGAATGCTATATTACAACAATAAGCCATTATGTGTGGTTACGAGTGAAAATGCTCACCAGTATTTTGCGAGAAACGATGATGGCTTTGGGTTGGACAGAGGAAAATTAACACAAGGCATTCAGAACGCCCTTAAACAAGAAGAAAACCACCAAGAAAGATGGGATAGGGTTTGGGGTGACAAAACTTGTGCAGCATACAAGAGGCAGGAACACGCAGACCATTGGCTGTGGAATCATGCCTTTTTTAATGCGGATTTAATTACACTAAACTATATCGCTGGACTTGTCGGCGTAGAAAGGAAGTAACTTATGTATCATATTGAAAGCAATAATACTGTGGTCGGTGATTACGAACTTATCGTATGGATAAAGAAACACGCAAATGGTTGCTATATTCCTTGCGAAGAAAGTGATGCAGAGGGAATTTGTGTGAAAGTTCCTCATAAGGCAACAGTAAAAGTAATTGATGAAAATGGAGAAGCCACATCGGAAGAAACTATTGTAACTTCTTATACTGATATGGTTTATAGAACAAAAGAAGATGGATTAAACGGAGATGAGCCACTTTGTACTGTTACAATCGTTGATGAATATACCACGATTGCAGAGCAAAAGGCGGCAGCATATGATATACTTGTGGGGGCGACAAAATGAGTGAAATTTTAGAACAAGCAAGAAAACTTCGAGCGCACATCGAAAATCTTTCGTCTGGAATGGAAGATAGTGCCGCATTGGAAGCGGTTCAGTTATTCCCTTCTTGGGATAAAACAAATACATATGCCGTAGCAGATAGAGTACAATATAACGGTATTCTTTACAAATGTTTGCAAGAACATACGGCACAAGAAGGTTGGAATCCAATAGATGCGAGCAGTTTATGGGCAAAGGTTTTGATTCCAAGCGAAAATGAAATTCCCGATTGGGAACAGCCTGATTCCACAAATGCTTATAGCATCGGTGACAAAGTTAAGTATATGGCTCTATCTATGAAAGTCTT